GTTAGCCAGATGAAACTTGGCGGGAGGGGCGGGCAACGCTTTACTGGCTATTACAAGCGTCTCACCTACTTCCCCTTCCGTCTTTCCGATGCCAACCTTCGCGCACTGACGCAGTGACCATACACTACCTACGCTTTCCTGACGAGGCCACCGCCCTGGCCGCCCTGGCAGCCGCTGGGCTGCTCAACGAGGATGGCATGCCGATCGCCGCCAGCCACAATCATGCGCTGGACCCCATCGGTCCGTTGTGGATCGGCGGCCGATGGGATGAGCAAGGCGAGCAGATCGAGGCGCCCGTGCTGCTGGATGGCTGGCATCTCAACTACATCGGTGAGCTGCCGGACGGCTGGGAGCAGTACCTGGTCATGCCGCGGCGGCCCCGGAGGGTGTTCGCATGACCAGCCGCCGGGAATCGATCATGGCTCACATCACCAGCACGCTGGCTGGCACCGTGGGCGTGAGCAGCAGGATCTATCGATCACGGAACGAGGCCTTCGCCCGGGCTGAATCTGGCGCGATGGTGATCGAGGCCGGCACCGATCGAGCGCAGGTGATCGCGAATTGCAAGCTCGAATGGTCGCTCGATGTCAACATCGCGGTCTACTTCCGTGGGGCGGTTCCCGACCAGCTGGCGGATCCAACCATCGTCAGCCTTCACTCGAAGCTCATGGCCGATCGCACGCTGGGCGGCCGAGCTATCGACATCGTGCCCACTGCAGTCGATCCGCAGATCCAGGCCGGCGATCAGCCGTCGGCCTGGATCATCTGTAGCTACATGGTCCGTTACCGCTCCAGTGCCGCGGCAATCGATGCCGCCTAGCCTGATCTCATCGACTGTTCTCGCCATGGCACGCGCCGTTCCACCTGCCATCCCGCCGCTCCCAACCGAGGGCGGCAGCTACGTGCTGCGTGACGGCCGCTGGGAATGCGTCCAGCGCACCCTGGCGCCAGGCGATGCGCCGCCCCCCCAGCCTCAGCCCGAGGCACCAGCCCCCACACCTGAGGATTGATCATGCCCACCTGGCGCAATCGACTGGCGCTCGTCAAGAGCGAGGCCACCTACGGCACGAGCGCTGCACCTGCCACCACCGATGCCCTGCTGTTCACTGAGCTGGAGGTGGAGATGCTGGCGCTGGAGCTCGCCGAGCGCGAGACCATCCAGGCGTTCATGGGCCATCGCCCCAGCCTCGTCACCCAGCGAACGGTCAACGTCAATCCGACCGTGGAGTTCGCCGCCAGCGGCACGGCTGGCACTGCCCCACGATGGGGCGCACTCCTGAAGGCAGCCGGCTGCAGCGAGACGATCGTGGCCGCCACCAGCGTCACCTACGCGCCGGTCTCATCTTCCTTCAGCAGCTACACCCTCGACTTCTACGCCGACAACGGCTCGACTCAGATCGTGACCGGCATTCGCGGCAACGCTGAGATCACCATGGAGGCCGGCTCCATCCCGACGCTGGCATTCACCCAGATGGGGCTGTTCGCCGCTCCCACGGCATTGTCCCTGCCCACGCCTACCTACTCGGCCCCGGGCGTGCCTGTGGTCGTGAACAGCGCGAACACCACATCGGTAAGCGTGCATGGCGTGAGCGCCTGCCTGTCGTCGTTCTCGTTCAGCCTGGGAGTGGAGATGGTCTACCGGCAGCTGGCCGGCTGCACCCAGCAGGTGATGATCACGAACCGGATGCCGACCGGCTCGATCACGATCGAGCTGCCTGCATTCGCTACTCAGAACTTCGTGAACCTCTGCAGCACCCAGGCGACCGGCGCGATCTCCTGGATCCACAGCGGCGGCGCTGGCAACATCATCACCTTTACGGCCAGCACCTGCGCATTCGATGCACCGACCATCCAGGAGATGGATCAAGTGACGATGATCACGCTCCCGTTCCGTGCATTGCCCAGCGGCAGCGGCAACAATGAGTTCTCTCTGGCACTGACCTGATCCCATGGCCTTCATCCTCAAACAGAAAGCGACGTACGTATGGCCGATCGTGCTGTTCATCCCTGTGGATGGCGGCACGCGGCAGAAAGCTACGTTCGATGGTGAGTTCCGGCGGTTGCCGCAATCGCGCATCAACGAGATCATCAAGGTCGCCCGGGCTGGTGAGCTCGGGCGGCTGGAAGAGGACGAGATGCTCGACGACAAGACGGCCGCCAGGGAGATCCTCGTGGGCTGGTCTGGTGTGCTGGACGATGAGAACCAGGAGATCCCGTTCTCTGAGACCTCCCTGTCTCAGCTGCTGGAGATCCCGACGGTTGCAGGCCAGATCATCAAGGCATGGTTCAACTCGATGGATGTAGCAAAAAAGACAACCTGACCGGCGCCGTCGATCACCTATGGAACGGCCCCAGTGCTGACAGCAGCCAGCTGCAACGTGATCTGGCAGCCTATGGCATGGATGAATCGATGCTGCCAGCGCACTTCCGCCAGCCTCGTCACTACGAGATCTGGCCAGAGCATGAGGCTGTGGTGCAGCTGTTCGTGCGCTGCAGCACGCAATGGCGCAGCAGCGCCAATGGTCTGATCGGCCTGGACTACGGCGTGGTGCTGGCATTGATGGACCTCTACGCTGTGGAGGAGAGGACCACCGTGCTCGAGGATCTGCAGATCATGGAGGCGCATGCGCTGGAGCTGATGGATCGCAGGGCGCGACGCGAGGAGGCCAAGGCCAGGGCTGCTGGAGGGCGCCGCTGATGGCCATGAACCTCGATGCAGTGCTGCGCATCGCCGCCAAGGTGGTGAAGATGAAGGATGTTACAGAGCTGCAGGCTGCGATCGGCCGAGTGGACAAGGCCGCCAGCGACATGAAGACCTCGTTCAAGGGTGTGCTCAACAGTGCCGCATGGCAGGGCGCGGCCGTCGGCGCTGCAGGGATTGTGGCAGGCCTGGCAATGAGCACCAGGGCTGCGATCCAGTTCGAGAGTGCGATGGCAGATGTTCGCAAGGTGGTGAACGGGGTTGATACGCCAGAGGGAATGCGTGCCATCCGGGGAGAGATATTTCAACTCAGCCGCGAGCTACCTATTTCGCAGCAAGGATTTGCAGAGATGTACGCAGCTGCTGCACAGAGCGGCATCGCTCGTAACGAGCTGCAGCAATTCTCCAGGGATGTGGCTGCCGTTGCCGTGGCATTCGACATGACGGCCGGCGAAGCTGGAACCGCCATGGCCAAGATTCGCACGAACCTTGGAATCAGCCAAAAGGAATTGATGAATCTATCGGATGCCATGAATCATCTGAGCAACAACATGGCATCAACTGGGGCGCAACTGGTTGACTTCATGCGCAGAAGCGCCAGCCAAGGCAAGCAGGCAGGATTGACAGCTGAACAGACGGCAGCACTGGGCAGCGCCATGATCGCTGCAGGTGCTGAAGCTGAAGTAGCATCAACCAGTTTCAACAACATGGTGAAAGCATTAAGCAGAGGAGACAGCATGACAGAAAGGCAAGTTAGCGCATTGGTCAAGCTCGGCTATGCCACGGCCGGGGCTGCTGAACGACAGAAGGAACTCACTGAAGCGGCACGGGTTCAGAGTGAAGAAAGGATGCGGATGCTGGAGAGAGAAAGCTCCAGAGTGATCAATGAGATCGAGCGACGCTATCGCCGCCTGGCGCAGATCCAGGATGATGCGGCAGATGATGAGATGCGGAAGTGGAGCCGTAGCCAGGACGACCGGTACGAAGTGCAGGCCAGGGCGCTGGAGCGTCGGCAGCAGGCCGAAACCGAAGCAGCACAACAGGCTGCTGGTATCCAGCAAGGTGCCAATCCAGCGATCCTGGCGGCGATCGAGGATCGCTACGACGCCATGCGCAAGCAGCTGCAGCGTCAGCAGGAGGATGAGCGCATTGCCTACCAGCGAGCGCAACGCGACCGGCAGCAGGAGCTGCGCGACAGCCTGGCGGAACGGCAGCGCATCGAGACCGAGGCGGCCGAGGCTCGGTTCCGGGAGATGAAGAAGATCGAGGAGCTGCGTGCCAAAGAAGCGCAGGCAGCTGCTGAAGCCGCCGCTAAGGCGATCACAGCGGAGCTGGGCCCCAAGCTGGCCAAGCGGCTGCAGACAGATGCAGTTGGCACGATCAGAGATGTCTTCACACGGATTCAATCCCTGCCTAAAGACATGCGGCTTAGTGTTATCTCTGATCTGTTCGGCGATGAAGCCAGAGCATTGGCTCCGCTGATTGCCAATACAAAACTGTTCGAGCAAGCCCTAGCCTTGGTAGCAGGCAAGCAGGAGTACGCTGGATCCACAGCCAGAGAGCTGGCATCAAGGATGAGCACTGCCGCCAACGACATTCAAATGGCGCAGAATCGAATGAACCAATTACAAATAACGATTGGTGAAAAACTCGTGCCAGTCTTAACCAAGCTCCTGGGTGTTCTGACGCCAATCGTGGATTTGTTTGGAAAGATTGTCGGCATCCCAGTGGTCGGTGAACTGGTCATCGGGTTCCTGGCCCTGGCATCTGCCGCGACGTTGCTGGCGCCTGGCATTGCAGCTCTTGGAACGGCATGGGCAGCGTTCTCGGCGTGGTTCGCAGGAACTGGACTGGCCGCAACCATTGCAGGATTGATCGGCAGCCTTGGAACTCTTGGCGGAGTCTTGGCAACGGTTGGGCAAGCTATAGTCGCGCTTTTCACAGGTGCTGCCGCCATCGCTGCGGCGAAAGTCATCCTCATTGGCGCGCTGATCGTCGGCATTGGCGTGCTGCTCTACAAGTTGGTAGAGGCCATCTGGAACAGCCGCGAGCAAATCATAAAGTTCTTCCAGGGAATCGTAACCTGGCTTGGTAATCTGATCACCAAGGAGATCCCGAAGAAATACAATGAACTAATTACTGCTACGACCAAGCTCGGCGCCGACCTTGGCCTGAAGCTGCGCCAGGCGTTCCTAGGTGCGGTCGAGAACGTCAAGACTGCCGCAATGAGCATCTGGAACGGCATGGTCAATGCCATGCGCAATGCGCTTAACGGCGTGCTGCGAGGCTTCGGCGGCATGGTTAATTTCGTGATCCGTAGCGTCAACAACCTGATCGTTGGCTTCAATCGCCTGCCGGCGCGCATCGGCCTGCCTGGTATCCCGACCATCCCTGAATACCAGCCGCCGCAGTTCGCCGATGGTGGCTACGTCACCAGGCCCACGCTGGGCATGATCGGCGAAGCTGGCGAGCCTGAGTACGTCATCCCCGCCAGCCGCATGGGTGCAGCCGCCAGCGCATACCAGGCCGGCGCACGCGGCGCTGCTGTGCTCTCCTCCCAGCGCAGCGGCCAGCCGGTGATCAACATCCAGACCGGCCCAGTGCTGCGCCAGAACGGGCAGGACTGGGTATCGGTCGCTGATCTGGAGCGTGCCATGCGCGCCACCGCTGATGCGGTGCTGAGCCGCACCAGGACGCCAGCCGGGCGGCTGCTGCTGGGGCTGTCATGACGCTGGCCCGCAGCCAGTTCCTGCGAGTGTTCGATGCCGCTGGCGTCACCTACGCCCGCTGGCAGTCGTATCACGCATGGACCGCTGTCACATGGGACAGCGCTACCTGGCAATACCAGCCGTTCGAGTCCAGCGGCTTCACGGCAGGCCTCACTGGCGACGAGGCCAACGTAACGATCAACATGCCAGCGACCCCTGTGGCGGTCGCCATGGTCGAGCGGGCCCTGGCGCAGCGCCATCGGTTCGAGCTGCGTCTCTACCAGTTCACCGCCACGACTTCCGACAGCAGCCCTCCGGGAGGGCAGACGCTGATCGCGTCGTTCCTGGGTGAACCGGTGAGCTGCAGCGCCACACTGACGGAGCTCAGGCTGCAGCTCGGCAGCATCCTCGTGCCAGTGGCCGCGGCGATCCCGCCACGCACATTCACCACCAGACTGATCGGAGTAGGAGCCCGCCTGTGACTCTGTTCGCCTCCGATCCGCTGGCGCTGGTGGCACTGCAGGGCGGCCTGATCCAGGCCCCGCAGCGTGATGAGGCTGCCCAAGGCGATACGAAGCTGGACGCAGCGCAGCGCTCCGCCAGCCTGGGCGAGCCGATCCCAGTCGTGTTCTGCCGGCGCGACGAGGCCGGCGGCACCGGCGGCGTGTTGGTCTCCCCAGCCGCCACCGAGGCCCGCTTCACGAACACCAGCAGCAATGCCGTCACTGCCAGTTACCACCTGGTGGTGAGCGAAGGGCAGATCGGCTCGATCCAGGTGCGTGATGTGCTGCAGGGCGCATGCCGGCGCGGCAGCCACACCCAGACCTACAACCGCCGGGCTGGCACCTGGACGCCTGGCAACTTCCTCGCTGATCAGAGCACCGTACAACGACGGTTCTTCAGCATGAATCCAGCCGTGCTCAACACACAGGAGAAGATCAACCAATACAACCAGATCGTTGAGAGTGAGATCACAGATCCAGCGCAGCTGCTGCTCTATCCGTTCACATTCCTGGCGCCATGGTATGAGGCCACGCTAACGAATCCAGCGGCGCCCAACGAGTTCGCATCCTGGTTCTACGACTACGGCCTAGGCGTAAGCGCAGCCCATGACAGCATCCGCCAGATCAAGGACGTCGCTGCGGTAGATCGACCGCTGCCTGCTGCGTCGTTCTACTGCGGTTCGATCGGCGTCTACACCGGCCTCTCTACCGTCAGCTTCACGGTCACCACGGCGCCAGAGATTGACATCTGGAAGCAACAGGTGAACCTCTTCATCCGCAATGGCATTGAGGTGCCGCGGCTGATCGAGGGCACGACCGGCAGCAGCCGGAACTATGCCGACCTGGTGCAGTGGGCCCTGGTGAACGCAGGCGAACAGCCCAGCAGCCTGATTGACTCCACTGCCCTGCTGGCCGCGGCCACGTTCCTGGATGTCAACGGGTTTCACTGCGATCTGGAGATCACCGAATCGAGCAGCCTGCCCGACTTCCTGGCCAAGCTCGCGCCTGGTTTCCTGCTGGCTGAGACGCGGAACAATGGCGCCTATGGGTTGCGGCCGCTGCTGCCGACCAATCCGAACGGCACCATCAAGACCACAGCATTGGCGGCTGCTGCGACCTTCACGGAGGACGACATCCAGCCAGGCGGGATGGAGATCACCTACGTGCCGCTGGCCGATCGCACGCCGTTCGCGGTGCAGGTGCAGTGGCGGCAGCAGACCGAGGCGATCCCGATCATCCGCACGGCAGAGGTGCGCTATCCCAACGAGGCAGAGTACGGCCCGTTCGAGCAGCAGGATCTGAGCCGGTTCTGCACCAGGGAGGCGCATGCCGTCAAGGTCGGCGCGTTCATCCGCTCGCGGCGCCGCTGGATCAGCCACAGCGCCAGGGTGCGACTGCGGCAGCTGACCACAGCGCTGGTGCCTGGCGACCTGGTGCGCGTCACTCTGACCCGTGCTGCCACTGGCAGCGATGCCATGGTGCATGACTACCTCTACGAGGTGCAGCGGATCGCGCAGTCGGTGGAGGGCGAGGCCTCGATCGACCTGATCCATTGCCCGGTTGATGCCCAGGGGCGAAGCCTGGTGGCGCTGGAGGTGGCAGCCGCCACCGGCAGCGGCATCGTGCTGCCCGCCACCCGGACCGGGGAGGCCTGTGATGTCAACTCCTCGGGCGATACGACCGTGCCGGCCGAGGCGTTCACGCAAGGCACTGCAGCGGATCAGTGGGTGCTGATCTCGCCAGAGCTTAAGGAGGCCCCGCCGGCGGCACCAGCCTTTGACCCCAGCCGCTCGGCGGGGATCTACTTCCATTCCGTTGAATGGTCTGGATTGACGCTCGTCGTGAGCGTGCGAGTGGCGCCCACCGGCCGGGCTGCTGCGACCGGGCTGGGGCCGCTGATGGCAACGATCCAGAGCGGCACCGTGGTGGCGCTCGATGCAGCTGGAACCGTGATCAGTCCGCAGCCTGGCAGCCTGCCATCGATCGGTGCCACGACTGGCGAGATCGTTGATGAATGGAGCACCTACGACGACTCCTTCTCGCTGCCAGTGCCACCACTGGATCGAATCTTCGAAGGGCAGTTCCGCATTCCATTCACATCCAATGATCTGCCTGCGGCCGGCGTGCAGTACCGCATGCCGATCACGATCACCGGTACCAGCGGCGGCTTCGATGATGTGCAGATCTTGAATAGCGGAATTGCCTACTTTGATTTCACAATCCCCGATGATCCGACGGCTGCTGTTGGAGATCTTCCGCACATCACCTACTCGCAGTCATCGCTGGTGACAGGGCTGCAGGCTGCATCGGTGGCATCAATGCAAAACGGAACATGGATTGACACACTGCAGACCTCCACATCGTGGACCGATACAGCAGGATCCTGGATCAGAGTGGACATCGGAGCAGTGAGGCAGATCGTCGGCATTGTTGTTGGCGCGCAGCAGCAGAGCACAAGCGAGCCCCCACCTGCAGGCGACAGGTTCGACCCAGCTCTGTTCGAGGTAACGCCAGGTGTTTACAATTTCCCGACGTTCAATGATCCAGACGCAGAGATACAAGCATCAAACGACGGATCAACATAGTGGAAGGTCTGCCCGATCGTCGGGCGCGATGAGTCTGGTAGCTACATCTTCCCGTATCCACCAGGCGGACGCATGCTGCATGAATACACAGCAGGCCGACCAGCATTGCAGTCGAGGGAGTTCTATGAATACCCCAACGGTGCAGGGTCGGTACTGGATTCTCAGTGGCCTGTTGACTTCGAGGCTGAGCTTGCCTATGCGCCACGCATCCCCGCTGATCTCAAGGCTCGCTACATCCGCGTCTGGAAATTAACCGGCCCGC